TCACGGGATACTTGCGTATGAACGGTGCCGTCGGGTACAACACGAACAAGGGTGGTGAGATTGCAGTCTGTCTCGATGGTGAGGTTAACGAAATCTTTCATGTCCTGATTCATGAACTGGCACACTGCACTGTGCGTGAATACGACCACTCTGAAGAATTCTGGAACAATTATATCGAACTTCGAGACATCTGCTTGCGTCTCGGTATTTACCAAAAGATTCCAAACAAAACCGAATTCTGTGGTGAGCATGTCCAGGATAAATAATCTGTGTCCATATAAATGAAGACACCTGTCAGCGTTTTGCTCATGGCGATCGCCTATTGGATGGTAATCTATGGAATGTCTCTCGTCCCGACTATGTCCAACAATTATCTCTTGAACATCACGTGGATGACCCTCGTCATTCCCAACATGCTCCGTTTAATTGTCGGAAGTATTCCCCGCCTCGCGGTGGATCGCATCTTTTTCCTGGCGACCACTTTGATCGCGTTCGTACTCACATATATTCTGAACACATTCTTCACCGAAACGAAAGAAGCGGTCGAAGATTCCACTGTTTCCAATAACAAGAAGCTTAAATTGAGTGCCTTGTTAATGGGGACATTCACAGCGGGTGCCCTCATAACCTATTTCGCGGGTATAGATACCTCGATCTACAGTAATATGGGATGGGAGAATCAGGGCTTGACGATGTAATCCTTGGCGACGTAGAACAGGACCGCCGCGACCACACCCGTGGCGGCGAGACCGACAACACTCCTACCCCCTTGTTCGTTAAGGAACTTGGGGATAGAAGTCGCGAGGCGATCCTGTACGGGCTTGCTCACAGCAGCGGCGGCACACGCCGCGACGAATAGGGCAGTAAGCTGCTCATCGGTGAGGTTGAGAGGGTTCTTCTTCTCGGGCTTGGTGGGCGCCTGGGGAGTGGGATAAGCCGCTTGGGGCTGGGGAGCTGTCATTTGGGGCATCATACCCTGCATCCTGGGCTCATCGGTCATCGTAGGTGGTTCCATCATGATATCGTTGATGGGAGTAGAATCCATCGTCTCTTTACTTTGACTCATATTTTTTTCGGTTGCAAAAGACGTGGACGGATTATCGTTGAGAGGGACCATTCCTTCGCCATCATCCGCGAGGTTCATGGTATGCACTTGATCAGAGGCCATTTAGTATAGTCACATGTTTTTGAATTCAAACCTCAACGCGTCTTTGTGATTTTGAGATTTGTCTTTTTCGTCGCCTTCTTGGCATCATCCTCCTTCTGCTGGAAATGTTTGGGGTTGTACATCTTCTTATGAAGTCTCCAAAGATCTGGACCACCCACTCTGAAGTTTTTCCTGACCGTCGCCTTGTACCAAAACACACAATCCTGAATCTTGTTAGACTTGACTGTATTGTCTAACACGAGACACTCATAATTTTCTGTACAAGCATCCATGACTTTACAAAACATATCAAAAGAAGGGAAGATACCGAAGAAGGATTTATACAGTTTCTCTCGATTCTGAATAATATTCTCCCTGAGGATGAAGACATAGTCGACGTTTGCTCGAAGTGCCGGTGGAAGATCCATCACATACTGCATCGTCAACATGAAGAAGATTTTCCAGTGACGACCATTCATGAAACACTGGCGAATACATGTATCCTTCAGGAACTTACTGTCATACATACAGTCATCTAAAAGCATAAAAGCTCCACAATTTGTTTTCCCATTACCCACCAGCTTACGCTGTCTCGCCATGACTCGCTCTATGGCATCTCGGTCGTAATCTCCGTAAATGAACAGGTCGGGGATAAAATCAGAGTAAAAGTGGTTTCCCTCCTCTGTACCAGACAAAACGATCCCGGCTGGGAGGTGCCTCTTGTGGAACATGATATCTTTCACAAGGGTTGATTTACCCGTATTACGCTTACCGATGAAAACACACACCCTATCGTCACTGATCGTCTCGGGTTTGAATTTCCTCAACTGAAGGTTCATTCTACTCTAGTGTCTCGTTTTATTTAGCAAAATTTTACTCATATAGAGTAGGAATGGCCGGTCGTCTGAGGCTCGCTGCCACAGGTCTCCAAGACGAGTGGATCACGGGTAATCCACAATTTTCATACTTTCTGATGAATTTCAAGAAACATACGAAGTTTGCTATGGACTACGTAGAGAGTCAATTCGACGGGAATATAGATTTCGGAGAACTGATCGAATGTAGAATCCCCGGTGACAAGGGTGACCTCGTGAGAAACATGACCCTGAAAATAACTTTGACTGACCCACTCCCTGATGATAACAGTGAAAACGATATGGTGTGGTCACCGTCGATATGTACGAACCTCATAGAGTATGCTGAACTCGTCATCGGTGGACAACCGATCGAACGACTCACAGGCGAATATATTTACATGTATCAGCAACTCCATAACACGAATGACGACATCGAGCAGACGTTGTATTTCTTAAATGGTCACGGTAACTACTTGAGTTATTCAGGTGCGTACACGTATTTCCTGGATCTACCCTTTTACTTTTACAGGAACGCCTCTTTGGCAATTCCCACCTGTGCCCTGACAAAACAGATCGTAGAAGTTCGAATTAAATTGAAACCTCTCATCAGACTTGTCAGGAATATAAGTTCTATTGATCCGATGGACACCATTTTGGATGTGAAGGCGTCGATTCTCAAGTTTTCTCTAGACACGGAGTTCGTGATAGTAACACCAGAAGAGCGGGGGTATCTCATGTCGAGACCGTTAGACTATGTCATCACACAAGTTCAATTAGCCAAGTTTAAAATGAAGGCTGGTGAAAACAAAAAGTCTGTCATGCTCAACTTTCAGCACCCTGTGAAGGAACTCTTTTTTGTGTCACAGAACATAGCGAATGGAAACATTCCACATTATTACAATACGATCGTGGATGCTGAACTTAGATTCAATAACGAAGTTGTATTTAAACGTGGTGGACTTTTCCTCGCTTATGAACAAGCACTTAAACATCATGTCAACGCACCATCAGCCTTGACTCAGACAGTCGAAGCTTTTAATGGTAGGAGTGCTATTCTGGGTCCATCGAAGTTTGGCATGTATTCATTCTCTATGTCGCCTGAACAACCCCACCCAACCGGACAAGTGAACATGAGTCGCATCTCACATAAACTATTCACGATCGAGATAAACCCCACAAATTCCGTCTTTGAAAATGATACACGGGTGTACGCCGTTAATTACAACGTCCTACGTATCGAGAGTGGTTTAGCAGGATTAAAATTTTAGGTAGATATAGTAGTAATGGCTGGACAAGTCCAACTCTCCGCCTCTGGGCCTCAAGAGAGATTTTTCACTGTGGATCCAGACTACAGTTATTTCGTGAAAAGTTTCAAAAAACATTCAAACTTTTCTACGGAATTCGTGGATATCGACCCAGATAATGAAGCCGATTTTGGTAAGAATGTTCGATTTCGAATTCCACAAAATCAAGGTGACCTTCTTAAAACACTCAGTGTGAAGATGACCCTCCCCACACTTCAAACGAGTTCCACGATGTACATAGAATCGGTCGCTCACGCACTCATCGAACATGTCGATTTCATCATCGGTGGGAAAATCATTCAACGAGTCACGAGTGATTACTTACAAATCTATTCGGAACACAACGTCACACAGACGAAACAAAAAGCTCTGGAACAACTCATAGGTAAGTACCCACTTCGAACGAGTGACAAGAAGGTTGGTGAAGTGACTGAGAGTGTATCCGGTAATACCGGTATCGTCATTCATAATACTCTGGGCATTAACACAGATGAGGAATTCTTTGTGGACCTTCCATTTTACTTTTACAACCACCCTGAACTCGCCGTGCCCTTATGTGCCATTAACCAGCAGGAAGTCGAAGTCGAGTTCAAGTTACGCGACGCACAGGATGTAGTCATTAAAGCAGATGGTTCATACTCCCTCTTGGATGAAACCCCAAAATTGAAAAACTTTCAGTTGTGTACAGAGGTTGTCTTTCTGGATTCGACAGAACGTATCAAGATTCGGCATACACCCATGGAGTATCTCATCACACAAATTCAGGAAGATGTTTTTGATATGGGTGTAGGTGTGAATGAAGCGAAGTTCAAATTAGATTTTACAAACCCAGTCAAAGAATTGTACTTTGTCATTCAGCGTCAGGGAACAACAGGGGATGGTGTATCCCAGGGTAACTTTGTGACGATATTTGATTATGACAACACATCGAACGTCCAGGATGGAAAGTTCATCTTGTACGAAAACCTCGACCATCTCACACTCACTTTAGATGGGCAAGATATCATCACCCGAGAGACGGGTAACGTCACTTTCTTGAAAGCGGTCCAGGGAGCGATCCATCACTCGAAGACTCAACTCATCAGGCGATTCTACTCGTACTCTTTCGCACTCCAACCAGAAGAGTGGTATCCCACGGGACAGGTAAACTTCAGTCTCATAAAAGATCAAAATCTCAGCCTAAGTCTCACCGACTGTCCGGATTTTAGCAGGCAAGTTCGAGTGTACGCCCTGAGTTACAACATTCTCCGAGTACGTGAGGGAACTGGACAAACTCTTTTTAACAATAAACAATAAACATGAACATGCAAACCGGTTTTGGTGATGGTGGAAATCAGATGACAGAGGAGTACATCAAGGGCATGACGGACATTATGCTACCCGTCATGGAGCAGGCGATGCTTCTCGCTGGTGAATACTGTAAGGCTTGTGGAAGGGATGTTATCCTTTCAGAAGACATGGAATACGCGATGAAGTATTGTGCGATGTACACTGTGGGACAGCAGATCGGTACCCACTTTCCAGAAATTTATGAGACGGACGATGAAGCGGAGGAAGACGACATAGAGGATGTTGAGACAGAAGATTGCCCACCCTTTGTCGAATATTCAGGGGGGGATGCCCGCTTCATCCAGATGAATGAAGCTGTAAAAAATTGGAACTCATGGATTCCTCAGAGTCCGGTAGAACAGATGTTAAAAAATGCCATTAATAGTAATGAGCACCTCTGAGCCAGAGGGTTGGTCTTTTTCAAATACCAAATTTAAGGTGTATGAATCGGGGACAAGCTCTAGTGAAGATTCTTCAGATGATGAAGAATTGTTTTCAAAAATGAAGACACTAAAAAAGAAGAAATTCAAGAAGGTTGTTCAGAAGGAAGATCTCTTACCAGAATAATTTTCCTGATCTATATTAAAACACCATGTCCGCCGTTACCAGCGCCATCAAGACTGTCGATATCGTCACCCAGGAGCTCCAGACCCAGACCCTCAACTCCATCGTTGCTGGTTTCTCCTTCGCCGCTGCCATGTCCTGGATGGACTTCATTCGCTGGGTCATTTCCCAGGTTGTGAAGGCTCCCAAGAACGGTGGTTCCCAGTACGCCCTCACCGCGCTTCTCACCTCGCTGATCTCCGTGATTGTCTTCATGATCATCTCCCGCATCAACGGTCGTGTGAAGAAGCCCGCCCAGCCCGTCTACGCGATTACCCGCTAGATGTTCTAGGATATGTACGTGCCTTTTTATTCATAAAAAACATGATCATCAGTCCGATGACGACGATTAACGCGATGTAAAGATATTCTTTCTTCCATCTTTGAACATTCTTCCGAACTTCAGGAATGCTCATAGGTGTTTCAATCTCTTCCTCTAGTGGAACCTTTGGTAGGTTTTCTAATTTATCCGTAGACCCGGTGATTTCAAATTTTAATATATGTTCTTGGTTCCTGAAATCATATGGAATGAGTCGACCATGACTCATGTAAAAAAACTCCACACGAATATCACGAATAAACTTTTGCGACCCCGAATGGAACTGGTGTATGAGTGGGTCATCGGCACCATTAAAGTTGATGAAATTCGAACCATTCAGGAGGATATGACCTGTATAGAAGGGTGTCGATGTATACACGTCTTGAGTGAAAATATCCGAACCACCCGATAGACGTACGACGAGTGAATTTGGACCTTCGAGGTTAACCGCACCGGAAACAATCTCACCCGAAGCATTCGATGTATAGTCCTTCGAACCAAATCCCATAATTTGATGAGGTGTCGTTAAGGGGATCTGGTCATGATACCCATTCGTTCCCGAAAAAAACTCGAATGTGAACGCATTCGATGTTCCCACGTTGGAGAAGTTTAATGTGTTTGTTTCGTCATCGAAGACCACGAGACTCACATTCGATTCGGGGGGTGAGAGAAGAGTCTCTAGGTCTTCTGCGAGAACGTGTCCATTTGAATAATTTGTCGAATCAAGTGTAAAATTGGTACCGTCAACGCTGAATGTGTTATTCGTGGGACAGGTTACGAGCTGAGGTGTGGGGATTCGAGCAGATACGAGTTTAATTTCCGAGACGTCATAGATTGGGTTTTCCAGGGTGATGACGTAGTCATTCGCGTTTGAATGTGTATTTGAGTATTCGTCGACGACGTACACACCGTTAGAATCCTGGTACACATTGGAAGGTATGACGTTGACACCGCGCTGACTACTATCGATAGAGAGAGTGTACACCTTCATTAAAATATAGGCACAATATTTTAATGACTGTTTTTGTCTACCACGTATTGGAAATTAAGCGGAGAGAGAGTGTGCGAGAGGGTTGTTCTGGAGCTGACGCTTCGCGATATCCAGGGTCTGCGTATTAGGGTTCGCGTTACCTTTGTACGCGTTGAACTGATGGAACGATTTCTGCTTGTACTGCTGCGTCCAGCCACCATTCGCCGCGTTAACACGGCCATCGATGCGAGTCGTGTCCGACCGAACCGCCGTGAGCGCACCACCCTGCTTGAGAGCAGACTCACGAACATTCATGCGACCAGCGTTACCCATGCGGTTAGGCTTACCACGACGATCCTCGGGACGGAAACCATACCTCATGAGCTCCTCGTTCG